GTCCAAGGCGTAATAATCATTAACCTGCCCGATGGGCAGGATGTCAACTCTGGTTACCTATTGTATGGTCCAGAATACTTCAAACAGAAAGTAGCATAATGGCTAGCAGTAAAGATTCATTTTTTGATGAATATTATGAAACATATGGTTTAAGTAAGCCAGTATGGAATGGGGTAAGTGAGACTAAGGATGCCGAACGAGTCACTACAAACAGCAGTGAAGATTATTACGGGTCTAGGAATGACTGTGACTGCTGTGACGACACTCTCATCTGGGAGCCTCCAACTAACCGTACTAGTACCGCCGACACGGAATTAAATAAAGACTTTTATTTCAATGTCATTGATGCGGCTGATGAGTTGGTTGACTTGCTGCTAAGCAAGCATGAGGACTATGGTCCATCTAACATTGCTTTGGCTCCTGGTGGTCCTGTTAACGGTCTTGCTGTGCGTTTGCATGACAAGGTTGCTCGCTTGGCTCATCTAACCTCAACAGGTAATGACCCTAAGCATGAGTCACTTCGTGACACTTTTATTGATATTGCTAACTATGGCATTATTGGTTTGCTTGTTCTTGACGGTAAATGGGATAAAGGATAAAAATGAAAACCATTGTAGTAATTCCAGATATGCAAGTGCCTTACCATGACCCTCGTGCGGTCAGGGCTGTTATGAACTTTGTAGCAGACTATGAACCAGACGAGTTGTTCTGTGTGGGTGATGAGGCTGACAGTCCGGAACCTTCACGTTGGAACAAGGGCTTGGCTGGGGAGTTCGAAGGAACTCTCCAGAAGGGTCTAGATAAAACTACACAAATTATGGTTGGCTTCAAAGAAGCCTTGGGTGATAAGCCTTTCCATACTATTAGGAGTAACCATGGAGACCGAATCGAAAACTATGTCGCAAGGTACGCGCCTGCTCTTGCGTCACTACGGGACCTTGAATATAGCAAACTGCTTCGGTATGCTGAGAACGAAATTACATATCACAATAAGTTCTATTCCTTTGCACCAGGATGGGTATTGGCTCACGGAGATGAAGGTCGTGCCAACAAACAACCTGGTGGCACGGCTCTCACGTTGGCTAAACAAATTGGGTCTTCAGTTGTCTGTGGACACACCCACAAACAGGGTATTCAACATGAACACACTGGCTTCGGTGGTGCTATTCACCACAGGCTCTACGGAGTGGAAGTGGGGCATCTCATGGACCTTTCGCAAGCGCACTATCTCGGACAGACTGGTGCTAACTGGCAGCAAGGATTCACCATCCTCTATCAGCGTAGAGGCAATGTGACACCAGTCACAGTACCAATCAATGGTCGTTCATTCGTAGTTGAGGGAACGGTTTATGAGTGGTAATGCTGAATTCACAACATCAACTGTCTTCGAATATAATCCGATGGTACATCAGATATCGAATGAGTATCATCGCAAATATAGAATGGTTGAAAAAGAAGACATAGCACAAGAGTTGTGGATGTGGTTTGCTACACACACCCGCAAACTTGCAGAATGGAATGAAGTTATTCCTGTTCTAAAAGAACGAGATAGTTTAGTTGCTCGTTCATTACGTAATGCTGCGTATGATTACTGTTTCAAAGAGAAAGCCAGAATAGAAGGGTATAGTACAGAAGATGTTTTCTTTTACAAAAAAGAATTTATTAAGTTGCTTCTTCCCGCCGTACTTACGGACGACGAAGCAAAGATGGCTTCAGCACTTTCATTGGGTGGTAAAACTCCCAAAGCACCTGCTGAGTCTAACGACTGGATGGCGTACAGCGCGGACATCAAACTTGCTTTAAGTAAGTTGGAAGAGAAGGACAGAAAACTTGTTGAAGCCTTTTATGGTGAAGACATGGATGGTGCTACTTTGCATGAGCAGGTACTACCAGAGAAGTCCACAGCAAGAGCAGCAATGATGCAGGCTAACAGGGCATTGAACAAGATGGTTCGTGAACTAGGTGGGTTCCCACCGAAGAAAGACCAAGACAAAGATTCAGAGGAGAACTGATGGGACTATATAAAAGTAAGAAGAAGCAAATCAAAGAATTAAAAGATGCTTTGCGTATTGAGAAACGTTTTTTTGCTTTGGCTTTAGATACTGCGCAGCAGTTAGAACGGCTGAACAAAAGATTGATTTCTGAGAATAATCTTTTCCGAGAGATGGAAGCCTTTGATGCTAGTCTTAAAAAGAAAACTAGGGCTGAAAAGATAGTCAGTCCAGATAAACCTAAGACTTACGCTAAGGGTGCTAAGGTTACTCAGTGGACAAGTAATCCACGTAACTTTGAAACACCATGGATTAATTAAAATTAAATAAAAAAAAGACCCCCCAAGGATTTCTCCAAGGGGGGTTCTTTTATGTCTACTTCTTTTTGCCTTTATAGCGGAATATCCACTTAGGGTTAACACCTTTACCAACGCGCCAGAATGGTGTTGGTTGTGCTTCAAAGTGTAGGTGTGCACCTGAGGTGACACCTTCAAGACCAATTTCAGCAATCATCTGACCTTGCTTAACAATGTCACCAGCCTTAACATAAGACTTGCGAACATGAGCGTAGGTGCAGTAGTAGGTGCGGAAGCGGAACTTGTGCTTGATAGTCGGGGAAAACTTACCAAGGTTTGGTCCTTGCTTACCAACAGATGTGACAATACCATCTGCTACAGCAAAGATTGGTGTGCCTACTGGTGCACCAAAGTCTACTCCTTGATGCCAACCTGACATCCATTGACTTCCAGTAACACCATACTCACATGTTACTTTAGGGTTCTTAACAGGGTATGCCATTACTCTTCACCATTGCCATAACGACCATCTGCTGGGTTTAACCAGTTGATTAGGACAGGAATGGCTGATACAAGCCCTACAAGGGCTACTGGAGGCAAGTTAAGGGTATCTGGATTGCCAACTACCCAAGTAAGAGAAGCAGCCACACCGACTTTTAGGGCGGTTCCTAGGGGGCTAGATGCTAGCCAGTATAAAAAGTTTTCCATTAGAATTTCCTAACTGTTACGACGATAGTTCCACCAAAACCGACATTGTTCTTATCTGCAGAAGATTCGTTATAAAACTCTACCGACTCAATAATGCCATTATATATTTCTTCAGTTCGATAATCGTGGACTACAACAAAGTCCCCATGCTCTTCCAATTGTTCAAGAGCATACAAGGTGTCGTAAGAACGACCACGATAACCAAATTCAATATTAAAACTATCCATTTCCAAGTCAAAACAAGACAAAGGATATTGGATTAGTCTCTGCCTAGGGGCAGCAGGTAACGCCTTCAACTGATACGATTGCAAAATTGGAACATCAGTAAGTGGTGATGCGTTAGCAAAAGTATATTTCAACCCTAAAACTTCTTGCCCACCACTAGGATACTTGAGTTCCATATCAGCATCTAAACCGCCTCCAGTGAGAATGGCAATATCATAATAGTTACCATTGTAATCAACAGTCTGCAAAGCAATACTATCGCCAACCCCAATGTAAGCATTAGTCTTAAGGTACTTAAAGTACTTTAACTCCGATGTAGCGTACCTGATTAGACCTGTTTCAATCCAACCATTGGTTCTTTTGGCTGAAGGATTCTCAACAATAAGTTGAGCAGAACCACTGGCTTCTGCAGAGATAATTAACTTATCTTTAATATGGTAAACTTTGCTACCAGTAAAACTGTTAACACCAGATTCATATTCCAAATCATATGCATAAGGAAAAGTACCATCATCAAAAGGTAAAGAAATATCTACGCGAACAAGAATAGCATGGGTTGCACCAGTTGAATCTTTAACAGTTGTTGCAGCATAAACAAATTTTTCGTTAGTAATAATATCCTTGACAGGGTAGTCTGAAGTGAAAAGTAAAGGTCCAAGCGTTACAGTTCCATAAACATCAACTTCACAAATACGAATGCCTTTGTTAGTTGCAACAGCAATATAGCCCAAGTAATATTTTATGCAGTTGATTGTTTCGCCAAAAGGCAAAACTGCAGCCATTTCTCCACCAGCAACATCAGGAA